TCTGGTCCTATAACACCTTTGATGTTACCGTTACCAAATTTCTCTTTTGGATTAGCGGCTACGGCTTGACCATATGCCATCCAGTCTGCCATTTGTCCTCCAAGTCCTGGAAGTAATCCAATAAATGCACCAATAAATCCTCCACGCAATGCAAGCCATCTATTATCCCAACTTGCTTTTATACCTGCCCATAGTTCTCCTTTACGAATTTGACTATCAGCTGTACTGTGTTTTAAAAACAATCCTCTTGTAAGTTCTGGTATAGCAAACAAACCTGCGGCAACTGCCATAATCTGTATGCCATCTTCTAAATAAAACCAACCCATTGTCATTCTAGGTTCATTGTTATCTGGATTAACACCTACCATTCCTATTAGTATTCCAAACGCAATAGCTAGTATACTACGTAGCCAATATTGATTACTTAAAAATCCTACAGTTGCTAGTGCAAGTAATGTAAATGCCCAGAGCTCTGGGATACCAAATATGTATATAAGATTAGTGTACCATGGAAGTAATAAAAATACTAAACAACCCCATAGTAAACCATTTACTGTACTAGTGGTAACTGCGGCACTAATAGCATATCCTGCTCTGCCTTTTTGTGCAAGAGGAAATCCATCTACCATAGTAGCCGCGGCACTATTTGCACCAGGAATACCTAACAAGATTGCAGTGAAACTATCTCCAGTTGTACTTGCGGCAACTACAGCCATTATAAAAATAACACCTAAATAAGGGTCATATGCAAAGTAACTAATAAATCCAAATAGTGCAATTAGTCCTGTGCTTGCTCCTGCACTAGGAATTATTCCTATTATTAATCCATATAGTATACCTGCGAACAATATTGCAATTGATTCTATCATTTTAATCCTATTAATTAAATATGTAGTTATTTATTAAACAAAATTGACGCCGATGTGCTAATACACAACCTATTGCACTTCCTGCATCTCCGGGATGGGGTGGGATCCAAACTTTGTCAAAATACTTAGACGCTCTTTCATTCGCTACACAATCAAGAATACAACTTCCTACAAGAACTATGTTAGTTGTAAATGTTTTGTCTGCTGTTATAGATAAAAGTGCATCCAATATTTCTTCGTATATACGTTGAGTTGCGGCAGCAATATCAGCATAATCTTGTACAGTATTCAAATCGGTACGCCAGTCTCTACATCCTCTGTGAAAATTACGTTTGAATAATACACGTGGATCACTTAGTGATGGCATTTTTTTAATAAAGTCTGTTTTTATTAGTTTGTAATACTTGTCTGGATCGCCTATTTTTGCCATGTTCATAAGTTCATGTTCTTGCTCTTGTGGCGTTAGACCTATACGCTGTGTCATAGCACTATACCATATGCCTATACTATTCGGATAACACTGGCTCCATAGTTTTTTAAGTTTAGTACCTTTACCTTCCCATATACTAATAGTTTCCCACTCACCAACGCTATCTATTACAAGCACTGCGGCATTGGAATAATCAAAATTGTTTGTGTAATAACCAAACGCCGCATGACTTAAATGATGACTAGTTGTAGTACAACGTGGTGCATCTTTATAGAATTTACGTATATATGTTGTAGGTGATTCTTTCCACAGTAGTGTATACTGTCTTGCCCATAGTTGTCTTGTCTTTTTAAGATTCGGACGTTCATAAAAATAAATTTTATTAGGCTTACCGTAATTTAATGCGTCTGCAATCAAGTCTTTATGTAGATGTTTATCGTTCTTTTTAAAACTATAACGTTCACTAAGTGCGGCAAACTCTAAGCCGTCACTACTAAAAACTGCGAGACTTGCATCACGAACCATGCCTGTCCAGCCCCATGTAATCATGTGATAAGAATACTCCTAATAGTAACTAAATTATAACAGATTAATCAACCAATGTCAAGATTTAATCTTTTCTACTAGTCCACATAATAATTGCTTTTTTACTTTTAATGCCATGATTATAAAAATTATCACTGCAATGATAATTAAATCTATCAGCGGCAAAACAGCTACCCCGCTTCCAAGGGAAAGTACATTGTACTGACAAAAATTTCATTAATTCATAATCAGTAAATGGATCAAAATCTTTTGCAAATGTTTCTTTATCAATACAATAATCGTTTGCTGGTATTTCATTATTATTAATCCAAGACCAAGGATCTTTGTATCCGCTTCTTTCATTGAATACATATGTCTTACTAGGATAATCATCAAATGGAACAATTAATGTCCAAGCTGGATTTGGAGCAAGTTTCATATTTTCTTGTTCAGCATCGTTGTGTAAACCGTATGGAAACCGGCTATCTAAAACATGTATGTGACTGGCTATAATATCATTACCAAACGTTGCTTCTAATTTAGGTTGTATAATATCTACTAAATGTTCCCAATGTGGTCGAGTATAAAAATCATTGAATATATAATAATTAGCTGTTGTGTATTCATTGTTGTCATCATTTGGTTCAAGACCAAGTCGTTTTGCTACTGGACTCATACTAGTATCATGTACATAATATATATTATCTGACTTAGATGCCTCTTCAAACGCATCTAATTCTTCATTGCTTAACCAATTTTCATGTATCTGACTTTCGAAACTAGTATCTTTGTAATAGTCTGATTTTATATACTTGTCTAAATATTCATCTTTTTTAATTCTTTCCATATTACTCTATCCTTATATCCTTTAATTGCCAGTCTGGTTCAATGTGATTTACTTCACTAACTTTAGTAACAGTTGATGGATCTTTAGTTATGTCTTTTGGTCTTTTGTCCGTCGAATTACTATATGCATATTGCTTTAACTCATTGCACCAATTGTTAGTTACTGTTCCGAGTTGTAAGTTACTGTATGTACTTTTACTATTTAATTTATATTCGGCAACCCAATCTTTCCAGTCTTGGCTTTCTATTCTATTTTCATACGTATCTTCATAATCAATTTGAAAACTTCCGTCAAGAACTTGTACATTAGTTACGTCCCATTCTAACGGATTGTCATAATCAAAATATGTAGTAAAATAATCTTTGCCCATTATTTTTTTATTGGCGTAAACATTAGCTCCAGGCTTAGTATGTACAAGATGCATCAAGTCAACTGACAGTTCGGGCTGTGCTATTTCTTCATATTTATGTGCCCATATATAACTACCGTCTACATTTTTTAAATCTATATCAACTACAATCGTGTTAGTAATCTTATCAGTAACTGAACGATTGCTATATTGTCGATTTGCTTCATATATATGTATCCAACTGTTAATACTCTGTAAACTTTCCTGTAGTTCACTTCTTCTATTTTCGCTGAAGTGTGTTATTTCATGATTATAGGAATCTTTATATACTCGAGTTGTTGCTGTATGGTGATCTATAAATTCGTTTTGTTTTTTATCTATTATGAAGTTTCTAGTAGAGTCTGGTACTAAATGTGTTTTTTGATATGTTGCTGTACTAGTAGTAAACATTCTATGTATAGAATTAGTTATAGAATGATCCATTCCATCATATGCTCTAATGCCCCAATCAGTATCAGTTATTTCTTCTACTTTATCTATATGTTGATTTATCATTGACACCGAGACAGGATCTTCTTTAAACTTAGGGTCACCTTTAAGTTCCGGATCATGACTCTGAGTATATGTACCCATAAAATTATTTTGTACGTAACTACGCCACCATATAGCAACTGCTTCATTTTGTATTAGTTCAATTTCTGCAATACTATCATTAGCAAATGTACAGAATATTTTTTTTGGTAATTCATAACTCAGATTCATTTAACACAACTCCATTAAAATTATTTACATCACATTCTATCTTATATTCTTTCCAGTCAAAACTCATATCCTGTCTTGGAATTTCTTCGTTCTCTACTCTGGGATCTTCTCTAGTTGTTCTATGTTCGAATCTATGATTTACTTTAAATGTAAGTTGTTCATTTTTATCTACACGTAAGTAAACAGTTCCCCAATATGGACTCACAATAAATCCGCCAAACTCCGCTAGATCTTCATCCAAATCATGACGCAAATTTAATTCAAATGCACCATAAGTTTTATATAACATCCAAGCAAACGGCAAATACTCGTTTGCTAAACTTGCACTAAATTGTGATTGATCTGTATCGCCAGTAAAATAATCAAAGTTTTGTCCTTGTTCTTGTGGAATGTAATCTACAATACTGTTATCTGTTAATTTTTTAAAGTCAAAAAACTTTGTTAGTCCAGGTCTAAACTGTGCATTTTTTACTGTACCGTCTGAGATGTTATTAGCAAGGTATAACCATACTTGCATAAATTTTAATCTTATAAATCGATGTAAAATAGTATTGGCATAATTTTCTGTATACCAATTACTCATAAATGTATTATCCCAAGGCTTTTCATTCCATTGTAATTTATATTCTTGCCAGTTTACATTTAAATCACTAAATGGTGCATCACCGCAAGTCATCCCTGGACTAATTGCAAACATCCATTTTCTTGTATTATACAACACATGTAAACTATGTAAAAATTCTGCAGGACCTTCAGTAGGAAAACCTACAACCCAGTTAACATGATTCTTCATCCCAACAGTAGCACCATCACGTAAGTTGTTTTCAATTTCCCATACTTTAACTTTTTTCTTCATGTCGTCTAAGACTTGTTCGCTTCCACTTTCAACTCCAAAGCTAAGACTCATACAACCACTATCAGCTATCTTTTGAAATAATTCTAAATCCATTCGTCCATCACAACGAGCATAGCTATTCCATCTAATATCTAGTTTTCTATCTACTATCATGTTTACTAGATTTTTAAATTCTTTAAATGCACCGTTAGCAAGACTATCTACAAACCAAAATCTACGAGTACCATATGTATCAATTTGATGTTGCATTTCTTCAATAACACGATCACTTGTTCTGAATCTATATTTCCAAAACCAAGTTTCTGCACAGAAACTACACTTAGCAACACATCCTCGACTAGTTTCGATACTCGCTCCTTCAGGGTGTTGGTATAAGTTTAAATCATAATCACTATAATCAGGAAAGGGTAACTGATTTAGATCTAGTTTACTTTGAAAGCCACCGAATGTAATCATATCTTTACTCATTGGAAGCTCTTTATAGTTTTCCAATAGTGTTAACAATTCTTGCTCGCCTTCTCCAGTAATACGAAAGTCAATAACGCCAGACTTGAATTTAAGTGTATTGTAAATTAAATCTTCAAACCAATCATTGAACGCTTCAGGGCCGCCTACTACAATCTTAGTACTTGGACTACGTTTTTTAATTTGTTCAATCATATACATAGTGCTTAATAAGTTAGTTAGATATACACTAAATCCAACTATATCATCACCTTCTTCTAATATCTTTTCTATACTTTCATCTAGTTTAGGTTTTATAATAGGAAAAACTTCATCATCATATACAGGACGCTCCCAAGCAAAGTAATATCTACTTTCCCAAAAATCTTTGTCATGATTTTCTTTGCAATAATGATAGCATTCAATGTTTAAGTCGTGTACTGTAACTCTATACCCATAATGTCGTAACAATCCACTGAGTCTTGCAATGTTATATGGAGGGAAAATAATACCCCACGCAGGCGCAATGACCATTGTTATGCCATCTTCTCCTTCATAAGGATTTAGTTCTGTATAATAGTTGTAGCCTCTAGGGTGTATTTTTGGTTGTACAGGTATTCTTTGTGTGTCGCCGAGATGACTTTCTGCATGATCAATTCGATCTTGCTCAATAAGTTTTTTAATAATTTCATCTCTATCTTCACTTTCAAAGACTATATCTTTATCTTTAGCCATTCGTCCCTATACTCTGCTAATTTAGGATGTACTAAGCCTACATCTTGATTACGTATTTTATCATACATAACTGTTCTTTCAGCCCATTTAAGTCTACGCTCATCTAGGTTATCAAATTTAGATCTTAGCTTGAAAAGAGTTGCATCCATTCTACCCTGTTTTTTTCTATGTTCTGGTAGGTCTTTTATACGTTCTTCAATTTGATCTGCTACTTCTAATCTATCTTCATATGGAATTATTTCTATACTCATATCAGTCGGCCAATTAACAAAATTAAAAACTAACATATGTGATGTATGTTCTTTCCAAAAGTCAATAATATTAGGCAAATTAAAAATATTATAGGCTTGCACTGTGCTTAGTATATTTAACATGTTTACTGTAGGAATTTCTCTATACATTTGATAATTAGATTCGATTACACTCCATTTACTTGGATGTCTAATATAATCGTTTGTGTATCCTATGCCATCAATACTATATTGAATATCGACTGAATCAAACTTTTCTAACCAATTAATTACTTTACCTTTTCCTCTAGTACCGTTTGTTGTAATATCTAAACGTAAGTGTGTATTGCCACTTTCAACACACCATCTTAGAAATTTAATTACTCCAGGCATAAACAAAGGTTCACCTCCTGCAAGTTTGATAGTAGTAACATGTGGTACAAGTGCTTGTAAACTTTCATACATAGAAGGATTATCAATCCATTCAGGTAAGTCAAACCAACTCTCTCCTGTTACTGCTTCTAATTCTGGATGCTTTTTGTGTTCATCTGCAAACGTACTACTAACTGCAACAAAACACATCCTACATCCAAGATTACAAAATCTTCCAGGACGTAAGTCTAGCCATAATGGTCTTCCTAATGTATTTCCATTCTCAACAGAAATATCCCAATCGTCTGATGGAGGTCTGAAGTAATGATTATGTGTAAATCTGTCACTGCCGCCTCCTTCTTCGTCTGTTTTGTAACATAGATTACATGCATTAACACGCTTGCCATCTAGCATATCTTGTCTTACTTTTTGATAATTAGGACTGTGCCAAATTTCTTCGAATGTTTTTCCAGTAAGATCAGTTGTTATATTATCATTCCAATCAGAGACACAACATACCTTTGCTACATTATCTGTTCCTAAGTGCATATGAGTGAAAGGTAGTATGCAAAAATGTTTATTTTCTTTTATTTGCTGAGACCAATTTGACATCACGCTTTCTCCCTTCTCGACCCTGACAGAATGTAATCATCTGCTGTATTTCAGGTAAACTTTCTTTCCAATTTTCGTTACGAATGCCATCTAATTTTTGTCCTTGTACAAACCAGTTTTTCCAATCTGCTGGATCGCCTTCAGATCCATTCATATGTTGTAATATACTTTGAAAACGTTTTTCTACTAATCGAGACCAAGCAAGATCATCTGGCCATTGTTTTTTAATGTCTTTAAAAAACTTATTATATCTGTCAGTAACATATGTTTTCATAGCGGTAGGCATATTTTGCGTATTTAAATGCCTTGGACCATACAAGTTATGAATAATAATATTTTCGTTAATACGATCCCAACCTTGTTCTTTCATCCACCATTGCATATCTAAAACATGAAGTATATTCATTATGCTAACAGTCATTGTAATATTAGCACTACAGTTTTCAAATCCTTCTTCTTTGTCTACTCTTAACATATTTCTATGAGCAGTAGGCCATTTACCAGGATATCTAATATATTCAAAGTGTTCATATATACCGTCGATACTCATGCCTAAATTAACTTGTTTAAAGTGTTTCCATTGTTCAAAAATAGCCTTAGGTACACCTGCCATATTAGTATTATAATCTAATGTAATGTTCTTAGCATAATTATTATCAATAGCATATTGTAATAGCTTTCTGTGTGTTAAATTAACAGTAGGCTCGCCGCCTGTGAAGTAAAATCGTTTAATCTCATGTAAACTTTTTTGTACTGTTGACAACAAATCACCTTTATTAAACCATTCAAACGGACTATCTTTAATAGAAGCTTTTCCTTTGTCGTCTATGTCAATTTTAACTTCCCCAACACCTCTAGTATGAAATGTATCTCTTTCATTCATTGCTACAAAGTCTTTATACCAAAGGTCACTATCACCTGGGCCACAGCTACGACAAGCTAAGTTACATTTATTTCCAAATCTAAGATCCCAATGTTCAATAGGAAAGTCTTTATGATGAATAGTGCCATCATCACTAGTATTAATTACAGCTCGTTCAAATAAATCATTAAAAATATCATTTGTCCACTGACGTCTGCTACCAATGCCATTATCTTCTTCATCCCAACATAGTTTACAAATAGGACTTTTTATACCTTGCATCATTTCTTTTCTAAGACGTTTCCACTGCTTTGCATTTCTGTGTTGACTTAGATCATCCATAGTAGTAAGAACATTACCATCATCTTTAAACACTGTGCCAAATGCTTCTTCACCTTCAAATCCGTCACTGTTAATCATTTGACAACACATTCTGATACTACCATTTGCATTAGTACTAACATGATTCCAAGGTACTCCGCAAAACACTTTAGTTCTTGCATCGTCTTTTAATGCAATCATAGCTTTACGTTTATCTTTTAATTCTTTTATAGTATAACCGTGCTTATCACTTATAAGTTGTAATCTTTCGTCATTCATATGGCGACTTAGTAATGTTCCTAGTACAACTTGCTGATCTTCATCGTGTTCTATTACTACTTCAATAACTTCTACTGGACAATCAGGATCCTGTACCATTTCGATACGTTGGTCCATACTTCTCCAAATAGACAAATCAAATTTATTGTCTTGATTAATTTCTTCGTTTGTTAGTTCTATTTCACTCATAATAAACTTAACTTGTTGTTCTTTCGGATCCATTCATTGGTCAATTGTTTTGCTTTCACAACATCAATTGAACCAACATGTTTATTGATTTCTCGCCATACAGTTTCACTATCGTCGGTTAGTGCTAAATCATCAACTGAGATGAAATGGAAATTAGTAAAAAAATCTTTATACGAATCTATTTTTCTATTGGTATTTATTATGTCATGTTTATGGTTAGAAATGCTTTTTGTTAAGTCATTTGAATGTTCTAAATCTATTTGAGAGTTTCTTGATCTCATATGATTTATTAAAATATGGGCTTCATGTCTCCAAACCCATCTAAATTTATTGACTTGGTTAATTACATGAACAGCTTCTTCTGGAGTGCAATCTTGGCTTATTTCATTTTTTACATACCATTCGTCAATAGGACTTGTTATCTTTTTTGCAAGTTTTTTAAATGTAAGTTCAGCAAAATAATTAATACTATCGGTATCTTCTGCTATTAAACATAGTATTGTTATATTAGGAAAATGTTTTTTATAAAATTCAAATGAAAGTTCTGTAGTATGATCTTTAAGAACAATACGTTTACTAGTGTTCGGAAACTCACCTTTGTATTGTATATCAATTGCTGTGCTTACATCATTTATGTCTGATATTTCACTACTATACTTAAACACACAAACAGTATGAAATTGATTTACTTTTTCATTATACAACATTGCAGTTTTTTCAAAATCATCGTTGCATGTAGTTAATGTGTGAGCAATATGTTCACCACCTAAGCCTGCAGGATATAAAATTAAAACAGGATCTGCTTTTTTAATTTTGGCTTTAATATTGTTCATTGCTGTTTAAAAAATTCTATCTCATTATCGCTATAGTCTATTAAACTCTTACTATCTTCTATATCCCTAATAGGAACAAGACTTAAACTACCTTTTTGTCTACCATTTGCTCCAGGTCGATGCCAAGTTTCAATTTCTAATATTCTATCTCTAAACTTTTGCGCTCGTTCTAATAATCCTGATGGGGTCATTAGTTTAATCTCTAGCCAATTGTCGTCATCTACTTTATCATGATGATCCATAATAATTTTACAATTATCAATAAAGCGTTGTTCATTGCCTCTGTATAAGTCCATACTAGCAAAGTGTGCGCTCATGTTTACACTGTTGATGTATTTACTTGCTTCTGTCCAAAACTTAGTACTACGACTTCCGTTTGTAGTTACAAGCACCCATTGGTTACGTGACTTCAAATGTTTAATAATATCTAAGAATTGTGGATGCATAGTCGGTTCGCCGCCTCCAAAGTTCCAACGTATAGTTTCTCCGTTACTCCAGTTATCAATCATCATATCTATTGTAGTGATAACTGTTTCTATACTAGGAAACTTTTCAGTATTACTATGTACAGCGGGCCAACAGTAAGTACAATTATAGTTACATCGACGACCTATATCCCATAATATTTGATATGGAATATCAAAATTCATTTCTGCACCGACTAGATTATTTGTATTCAATTCATCTCTATACATAGCTGTACGCATTGTTCCTTTGGTGCCGTTATGCGTTACATCTAATAAAAACTTATGTTTTTCATTTTTATATTTGCTCAGAATTACATCAGCACCGCAACCACAACTATTGTAAGGACAAGTTAAGTAATCTTCGGGAATATCAAGTCCTTCCCTAATGTTACCCATAAGACCCCAATTGTTTTTGGTGTCATCGAGTGTGCTTTCCCACTTCCAAGCACTAGCTGTTGTATTATATTTTTTAACTTCGCTGTTCATGTTTTTACCGAGATTAGCAAAAAACTTTGCTTCAGCTTTTTTTAGTTCTTCTTGTAACTTTACATGTTGTTCACAAGTTTCCCAACCTTCTTTAGGTAAAGGCCAACCACCTTCTGTGTTTTCATTATACCAGTTTACATGAGGATAAGGTCCAAAAATACGTTCTCTTTCCTGTCTCCATTCTTCTACGACCATATCAAAATGTGCAGTACTATTACGATCTGCACTAGCACAGTTTGCGGCCCATATGTTTCCGTCATAGTCAATATAAAGTCCTCTGACACCAGCACTACATTTCCAGCCTTTCCAACTATTCAATCCCCTAGCAATTGCTTCGTCTACACTTACTCTTGTGTATTCGCCTGTACTACTATATACACGAAGTTGTTTGTTGTCCAATGGTACATCTGGATTACTTACAAGTGTCATTCATCTTCCTCAACAACATATCTATGTTCAGGTAAAACTTTTTTACACATAATATCAAAATTACAATGACAATAACTTTTATTGCATCTGACTGGTACATCAGGAAAACGTACATCGTTTGGATATTGCATTTTTCCAAGCATACCTCCTACACGACACCAACCTCTCCATACACTACCATCGAAGTCTACAATAATCTGTTCAACTCCTGCCCAGCAATCCCAACCTTTCCAATTATTACTATTATCAGCAATAAAGCGATGTGCGCTACTATTTGCTTGTAGTTCATTGATTGAATCTATCATATCCATACTTCCACGATAGATTTTAAATTCACGAGTATGTTTTACTTTACTACCGAAGAGTACATACTGATCATCAAATATTGTTTGTTGTTCGTTTGTATATGGGAATCTTTCTTCGCCAAAGTCGACAACTAAGGGCTGAAATGCCATGCTTATATTTTCAACTTCTTGACATAATTTTTCGCTAAGTTCAATACCAAGTTTAAATTTTTCTATATCTGTATGACCCATAACATTTACGTGAGTCCTACAACATTTACTCATAATTTTTACAACTTCAAAGAAGTGGTCTGCTTTTGCATGTTCGGGATGAAAACTTAAACATACATGGTCAAATAAGTCTTTGTTCTTTTCCCACCATCTTAATGTTCTACTACCGTTACTAATAAATCCAATGTCATGATCTATACTTTTAATGTACTCTACACATTTAATAAAGTCACGCCATAGTGTTACTTCCCCGCCAGTAAATTCAAAATATACTTTACGTGGAGAATAATGTTCAACTACACTATCAATAAATGATTTTATAATATCAAAGTCGTTCCAACCAAAAGATCCGTCATTAAGAATACTTGGACAATAGCTACAACTGTAATTACACATGTTGCCCAAGTTCCAATTTACTACAACCCAGTCCTTGGCGGCAGAATGATGATGATCTAATATATTGTAAAAACCTTGTTCACCGAGAGCCATTGGTTAATCCTCGATAGTCTCTATCACTTGATCTTCTCTAATTTGAGGTCCTAGTCTTGCTGGGTTTCGATACACAGTTTTCCAAAAACGAGATCCTTCTTTACCAACATCTGCTATTTCTAGATCTAATTTTCCTCTGAGTTCACTACCAAGTTCTATTGTACGTTCTTTAAGTTTTTCTTTATTCCAAGTTGTACCTGTACGTGGACACATTTCTGTTCCATCTTCAAACTCCGGTAAAAGTTCAGTATTAAAATACTTGGTCAACCAATCAAAGTCACGTACATTTCTCCAATCCCATTCATGACGTGTAATGTTTGTCATGTATGCTCCGAGTCTTGCTCCGTATATAGCCCAAAGCCCATTGGGTGTATCTTCACCGATTGTCATCCATACCATAAGACGTCTGTAGTTCTCATGGAAGACGTTTTTTATTTGTTCAGGTGGTACAATGTCACCGTTTTCTAAACCCATCTTAACACCTTCACGAAAACCTGCTCTCCACGCTTGTAGAGGACTACCATTATTATGTACCCAACTATACCAATTGTTCATTTGTACATAATGAATATTCCAACAAAAGTCTACTTGCGCTCTTTTATCGCTCTCAGGTGCGGCTTCATGTGTACGCATTTTGTTTACAACATCTACGGGCCACATTTTAATTCCGCCATTGCCATATACTAAACCGTTTACTATATTTTTTGCGGCAAAACTAATAACGTGAGTAGGACCGATTCGGTTCATATCAAGTTCAATATTAAAGAAGTCGTCATTGACAATATTATCAGCGTCTACTGTAATGAAACGATCAGTTTCACTTAATGCGGCGGCGGCTTTATGTGCGGCATCACTACCCCACACTCCATGACTACGTTTAGCCCAAGGACATTTTTCAAGGAGATCTGCATAATTTTCATCTGCATTTGGTTCATCATAACTGATATAAACTATATCAAAATCATTTATGCTAACCATATTAGACATTTACCATCTCCTCAAATTTGAATGTTATGTTCATTCCTTCTTCTCCAATTAACAATTTGCATTTTTTGCTATCAACATCGGTATAAGCAATAAACTGTTGTTCATTACCTATCCTATCATAAGGTAAAACAATTTCGTCTAATAAAACATTAGGGTTTTCGTCTGTAATATAAACCCTAACATCCTTATATATTCTATGTTCATGTGGATCCTTAAAGTTACTTTTAATTATCCAGCCTGCATCAATTGGTGTAATTGAAAATGCAGTATACTCTTCGATAGTCTCTGGCAAAATTTTGTTATGCGTTCTTTTGTTTCTCTTTCTATTTAACCCATAATCTAAAGCTACATAAGTTTGTTTTATCTTTAGACCGTAGGATTTAAACATTCGTCTAGTAAGTATGTCTACATTTTTAAGTGCAATTACAGTTTGTAAACTACTCAGGTCAAACATTATGTAACCTTTTTCAAGTAGCTCAACAGGATCAATTTCAATTGTTTCTAACAAATGGATTGGATTGTTTTTCTCTACAATGTAAAACGTAATTTTATCATAAGTTTCGCCATGCTTTTGAAAGTTTACGTTTTCAGCATAAATTTTTCCAGTTAATTTATACATAAGATCGTGACTAATATTAACTTCTAACTTATACGAATTTAAGTACATAATAATATTAACGTCTCTATTAACTGAAAAATTAACTTGTGGTACTTTACTTAGATAGTCTTCTGCTTTTTTAAGTCTGAGGTAATCATCTTTAAGAACTAATTTGTATCCATCTACTAAATCTGCAACAACGTATTTTTTAATATTTCTAATGCCTAGCATAATTTCTCCAGCGACTGGATCGCTAGTAATTAAAAACGGATCATTTGAATTCAAACGCTGTTTATTTGTTAAGTTTGTAATTCCTCCAGTCCACTCATCAAAATATACATAAAAGTTACGTTGTTTGGCTGGTGGCTTCTTTGTAGTCAACAATTGATTTAAAGTCATTTCTAATTTCTTCAGTTATCAGATTTTCGTCTCTGAAATGTATAATACCGCTATTAATTAAACTGTTTTCAATAAACATACCGTATTTACTACTGTACCAAGTATTTAATAGTTCAGTTAATTCTACAGGAACATCTTCATTCCAGAAGTATTGCCCTTTTGTATGTAAATCATAGTAGTTGTTTAGAAAGATACCTACTTCTTGATAGCAATCTAGATTTCCTGTTACTAAATTACACAAAATATTTTTGTTAAAAGTTTGCGGCTTTTTTTCTTTAAAAAATACATTGTACGATTCTCTCCAATTTTGAAAAATCGGATCTGCTAATTTAAACCATTCAACAGCAAGTTTACTTCCAGTTTTAAAATAAATTAACTCATTATGAAATGTAGGAAGTTGATAGGCTATCTCTGTTTCAAACATGTGCATTTTGTTTATAATATGATTACGATAAGTTCTAGCACTTACAGGCATTGCAATATCATAATTTTTAAACTTATCCCACAACAAAGGTATATCAACATCTAATAAAAATGTATCATAATCTAGATAAATGGTTTCTTCAAATGGTGTGCAGTGTAAAATTTGCCAAATATTACTGCCGTGAAATCCATCTGCATATCCTGTGTTTCCGAATGGCAACTCAACTATATAATCAAATGCACTTCCATATTTTTTAGCAATAGCATCGCTTTGGCTTTTTTCTACTACTATACATATTTCTGCTGTTGGATCACATGCTTTCAGACTTAATGCTAGTACATAATTGTTTTTAACTTTGTCTGTATCTGTATCAATACCAATTGTTATAAAGCCTCTAGACATTTAGTCTCTCCTGTAATAGGTCAATTAATTCTTTAGAATGTCTATCTAAAGAACGTTTGTTCATTACATGTAAATTAAAATCTTGATTACGACTCAGTATATTTTTCCATTGCTCTTGTCTATTATGGCTTAACAATGTCCAGTCATTTAAACTATTAATTTTAATAACATCATCTTTTTGATCCATGTTACGCATAGGTATACTCATAAAGTCATGAACAAATTCTCCGTCATTGTAACCGTTTAATAAATGTGCGGCAATACTTACACAAAAATCTGTTCTGAAAAGACCTTTAGGGAACTGATATAATAAACCATAGTATTCCCAATTATCTTTTACATGACTCCAAATATTAAAAAATATTTCAGCTTCATATTGTGCTTTATCAAAGTATACAACTGTACTCCACCAATGATGTATACCGCCGTCAGCTAGAGTAATTTCATTCATATAAGGAGGTTGATGTTCTAGATATGTAGCGGTTCGATGCATCGCTAAACTATGTTGGGTTTCAAATATGTAATCATAAAAATTGTTTTTTACAATGTAATCTGTATCAAATAGTATTGTTTTTTCAAAAGGACTAAGTGTAAAAATATCGTGTTTGTTACTATTTTTAAAAGGAGCACTAAATTCAGCCCACGGACTATCAAAATGTTTTCTATTGTTTGTAGTACTATGATTAGGATTTGAAACCACGACGTGATCAAAACATATATCGTGCCACTTTTGGTCAACACTTTGTTTTAACCATTCATATGTACCATCATCAGTGATGAGACATGTTTTGTTATTTTTCATGTTTGCTTTTACATAACCGGCAGCAATATGAGCAAATCTCACATAATCTAATTGGTCATTATTATAAGCAAAAAAGCAAATGCCATTTTCTTCTTCACTCATTACCAATCCATAATTTTCTTAATATCTCTTGCTCGTTTGATTTTATCCATTTGAATCTTATATTCGTTGGAGGCTTCTGTATAAGCACTTAAAAGTTTTTGTTTAAATTCATCAAGATCTTTAATTTCAACAGGATTGTCTTTAGTATCAACGATAACTGCTGTTTGTAATTTAGAATTTAACAATGCATCAACAAACGAAATTGTTCTTTCATCAGCAACAAAGGATCCTGTATCATGATGTACTGTTTGAAGTACTTGCATACGAGTTCTAATATTGCGTTTTTGATTTGACAGTGTTGTCCTGTAATTTGCAAATTCGAGGGCTTTCTCGAGTCTCTCATCCATAGTGAGTTTCTCCTTATAATTAACTACTAATATAACTTATTTAGTATGTAGATGTCAAGTGAAATTATGAATCATTTGCTGAATTAAAGTCGTCAATGACTGCATATGTTGGATCCGGAGATACATCGAACTCACTGGTATTAATAGTAATAATGTCTGGCATTAAGTATCTAGGAGTAACAGTAAATGTACCATCAATAACTTGTCCAAAGTTTGTATCATCTAATACAATTTTAAAATGAACTTCTTTACCATCATCTGCCCACTTTCCGTATAACTTAAAACGTCTATCTGCATAGTTACTAATTGAGTTTGGTGTATACCCATATGCACTTGGTTGTGGTCCTAAATAAACGTAACTTGTTGAACAATGATATCCAGTTGCATATGCACTAAAGTATCCTGTTCCAGGATCGTTATCCATAAACATTCCAGCATAACCATATGCTGAACCATTTTTATATATGTAAGCAGTTTGTGTTACATTTGAACTAGTAAATAATAGTCCTTCGTTATCTGCAACTCCATCAGGATCACTTCCATCACCATAACGATTAGTTAGATGATAAAAACCTTTGCCTTCGCTTGTGCCTGGTGTAAGATAACCGTCACTTTGAAATGTATTATTCCATGTAAACGTAAGTGTTCCAACTTCATTAATAATGTCTGACCAGTTATAATATCCAGCTGTACAACCGTTTTCCATTTCTAAGTCAAGTTGTAGTTGCCCACCTCCGTTAAAGAAATATCTTGCATCATTATATGTACTCCACTGAAACTTATGTTCACCGGACAATTGTTGCCACCACGGAACAGTACGTGAGTAAATTGCACTTGTTGCAGTTATTAAACTTGCATTTAGTGGATCAACAGTGGCATGCATATCATTTGGTTGAATAAGATTTGTCATCTTATCATGTACAAGATTCAAATCTTCAGCACGTACCAAGTATCCAGGTTTAACATCTGTGCGGTTTGCAGGTACACTAAAAACAATTACATGATCACTAGCTGTAACGTGATCGAGCATAACATTTGTATGTTCTACTAATAATTGTAGTCTATCAGCTTCAATTAATACACCAACAGGAACTTGATCGTCGATGTTAGGAGCACCCCATCCCCATTTATGAGTAAGTATTCTGTTTGTATCAGTAACCAGACTACCGGGATAATTATCGCCAAAAATTAAGTTTGCGATATCTGCCACATAGTTATATTCTGCGGCGTATACAATGTTACCTGGAAAGACTGGTACCAGTGCCATATTATTTTGCCCCTACAACTACTTCAATTACGCCTTCGCCGCCTGCATGATCTTCTAACGCTCTACCAAGTACTTTTCTATAATCTGAAGCATCTGTTGGTAATGCAGATTCTGCATGTCCATGTACCATACTACTTACTAGCCTATCACCTTTAAGTATTTTTCCAGACACTTTACAAGGTACACGCCCTGCTAATGCTACATACGGATGTGTATCGTTATTACCTGCGCCTGCATTCATTTCAAAGCCTGGAGCAGTACTGATGATGCCAAATACGTCAGTGTCTGCTCTCGAACCAGTTGGAATAATTTCAGCTGATCCGCCAATTTTAACAACTGTACCAGCTTCTAATACTTCGTCTGCGGCATAGCGTTCCGCCAAGTCAGCATATTCAGCTGTAGTTGCTGTTCCTCTGAATTTAAAATCTGTTCTGTTGGTCATGTTAATACCAACTTGCATTACTGGAAAATAAGTGCTTAACGGAGTTGTGCCATCTTCTGCAAATTCAGTACTTGCAGGCGTCCATGCACTTGTATCTAATGTACCGTTGTTATCATATGGGCCAACAGTAATATGATTAATAACACCTTCTACAATGTGTACAAGTACTTTGTGATTACGTCCGTTTGTATCGACAATTGTTCTTACTTCAATTCTTGTATTACCTGTAAATCCAATTGGATACCACTGTCCGTTATCGTAGATGTATAAAATACTATCTGCGTTATCGTACCACAGTGTTCCTTCAACTGGATTGACCGGAGGATTTGCACTTGCAAAGTTTTCTAGTAAGTTTAAAAAGTTTTCATTTACAAACTCACCGAACCTTGTAGTATTTTTACCAATTAGTCTGACTGGAGTACTTGTGTCTACTGTACCGTCGTTAACTACAATTGGCGTTTTATTTTGATCGCTATGATTAACTGAATATGGCATCGTTTTTTCCTATTATACTTCGCTGTATGTTGTTCTTATTCTTAATGTGTAAACCACTTGTATTTTTCTATTTTCACTCTTTTGCACAGGATGGAAAATAACATGTGTTAACATGTCACCGTTGGCACTGTAGATAGCAATTTCATCAAATACGTAATCGCTATTCATATCAGTTGTAGTATCCTCAACATCTTGTCCAGTTGGAGTATTATAATCTAATGTGCTTGTCATTACAACATCACTATATACATTACCGTTAGTATGGCTTACAGTTGTACTATCTAATGCTTGTGTAAATGTTTCGTTATACAACCCACTTGTAATAGAATTTGTATTAGGTGCTTTATATGTAACTGCACCTGTGCCATCTATTAATGTTCCGCCGTTACCATACGACATTGACGCAACAGTATGTGTTCCGTTTGCACCTGAAACATTAGCCATTAAATTAGCAATTGCAATACTCATATTTTCAAAGTGAATTGCATTGCGTCTCTTTGCTAGTACTTCGCCTGTGTCAAAATCTTGAATCAGTACGTGACCTTCTATGCTTACTAAGGATTTTTCAACTTGTGATAAACTCATTTTCTTATTTCCATTATGTACTATTTATATCGTTCCTTCACCTGCATCTCTAATGAAAGCATGATCTGGTTCAGTACCGCTTGCGGCAAGACTTACTCCTAATTGATTGTATGCTGGACGTAAATCGTTTTGATTATGTGCAAAATTTTCCAGTATTGGGAGTGAATTAGTACTTCCAGCGTCTATTACACTATCTCCTGATGTATGTGCAGTAACACTAGTTCCTAATGTGCCTCTTGTACAGTACAATAAATTGTTTGCATCTTTTGCACTGTATGTAATTCTTTCGTTTCCAATCCAAACTACACCACTATTATCATTGATTGCGGTAGCATCAGTGAGCGGTATAGTTGTGACACTATTATCAATATCACTTGATAACGTAGTTTTATTTGCATCAACTATAACAATACTTTCTTGAATGTTATATAATGGGAACAAGTTAATTTGAAAACTACGTGTATTTGTATCTTCTGTACTTCCAGAAGCATTTGTTTGTACTCTAATTCTAATATTTTCTAATAAATCTAATCCTATTAGTTCTTCGCCAATACATTCATGTTCTGGCTGTATAAACACATTACCTGAATATATTGTTGCTATATCTGCTTCTGGTGTTGTAAACTCATAACTAAAACTATCATCTCTGAAGTATTCGTCTTGTGTATACCCAGCTTGTGCAAAAGTATCTTCAGCATTGCTATTAGTAAATGTTCCTCCAGATAATAGCACATCTCCGCACCATTGTCTAGAATAATCGTTCATTTGAATAGTTATTTCACTTTTATATTCATCTGAAAATTCTAACAATACTGCATCTGTTGTATGTGGACGCTGTTCTAATGTATGCAATTTAGTATGGAATGGTTTAATATCTGCAAAGTAGCTTTCAATTGCTGTTGTACTATAATGCTGATAATTTTTAGGATCTTTAATTAGTGGATGATCAACCATTAACTTAACATATGTTGTTTTAAATGCAAAGTCATCTGCTGTACCATCAATAACTGCTTGATATAAGCATCTGAACCAAAGTTTATTATACTTGTCTTTGAATTGTCCAATAAAGATTTTGTCTCTAAACAAATCAAATAGTAAATTAATAATATTTGCAACCCCACTGTCATAGCCACTAATATCAAATCCTGCGGCATCAAATCCGTGTCCAAACTTATGTTCTATCCAAAGTTCATCGCTAAGTTCAATAGTACCATGCTTTTTCCAATGTAATGAATACTCACCGTTTTCTTTATACCAAATTTCTGGTCTATTAATACCATCTTCGTGTGGGCTATGTTTAATATATACATAGCTTCCGTCTGGCACATCTGCAGGCGTAATGTTAGGATCTAAATCTTTAATTTGTGGTAGTGTATCAAATGTAAAGTCTGGACGAATACTTGCATCATGTTCGTAACGTAATACTCCGCAATCATCATACTCTCTGTATACCCAATCTACAAAGTTCCAATAGTGTTGTAAATCATATTCTACTTCACCTTCTGTATACTTGGTATAAAAAGATTCTGCCCAATTTGTAATTTCACTTACTGTGCAAATATCTTTAAGATAATCATTTGCCGCACTTACAAAGTTTTGTCTAGCAGTACTAATATCTCTATATAAACTTTGTACTGGTCTTGTTAAGTGTCCATATCTGTTAAATGGATGTAATCTTAGATCAGGTACAGGTTGGCCTCTCCAAATTTCAATGTCTGTTGCTTCTGTTTCTGGAGGTAGTGTATAGTTATAAATTCTTGACCAATTATTAAGTGCAGAACTAGCCGCATTTGCCGATGGTAGCGAATACTTTTGTAATGTATTTTCGGCTGTGCAAATATAAAATTTTCCGTTTTCAATTACAACATCATCTTTGTAGTATACTGTAGCTACGTCCCATTCACTATATGTAAACTTCTCTCGATAGTTATTATAACCTGCTAAACTATCACGTAACTTAATGTGTAAGTATTCTGGAATAGTAGTTTCGCAACACCCTTCTGGAATAAGTGTCCATTCATTCAATGGTAAAGATCCGCTATCGTAAAGTTGGTTAACTTGTATAACTGTATCTTCAGTGATCCACTTCGCTACATTACCTAAAAGTAATTTGTCGTTATTACTTGTTGCCGCCCAACTAATATCTAAATCTCCAAAGTTAGTTAGAATATTCGATAACTGTTGTACATTATAGTTTCTAATACCTGATGCGGATTGCTTATTCTTAACCCAGAAGAAATAGTTTATTTCGCTTTGTTTTCTAATAGGATTAAAGTATGTTTGCTCTGTCCAATAGTATGTTGTTTCACCATTTATAATAACACTATATGCTTCGCCTGTTGCACGTTGTCCGTCAATTTTTCCGCCTTTAGCAACAAGGTTTTCATATTCTTCTGGTAATACAGGGCTACGTACCCATTCGTAAATGTCAATGCTTGCACCTGGAAATAACCTACCCCATTGTTGTTGATTATACTCATCTGGTCCTTGTTCGTAATCTAAATAGATACTAGTTGTTAAATCCCACCATCTAGATCCTACCCATTTTCCAGTCCAAGCATCATCATTTTCTTCATACCCATTAAAACTATTATAATTGTATACTGCTCTATCTGCTGTAGATTTAAAGTTAATTTCTGAATCAACAAATCCAGGTATAATACCTTTAGCAGGATCGTATACTTCTAATGCTGTTATAATAGTGCGTCTATTAGCATCATAAATTTTGATATTTTCAATTAAGTCATTGCGAGCTTGACCTTCTTGTACTCTTACTTGAATCCATTCGCCATCAAAGTGCCCACTTGTTAATGACCAACTTCCTGTCCATTGATATACTGCTGGTTTTGAATTTGCGTCATCAACATATGCATATATAGGTTCATTATCAAATCTGTTGCCAGCAAAATTGTAATTAAATACTGCGGCTTCTCCAGTTTGTGATGAATCAGTTGTAAATGTATTATAGTTCGCAATCAAGTCTGCATAACTTGTAAATCTAACACTACGTAAAGGATATACATTTCCAGCTGTTCCGTTTTCATTTATATATTCATCAATGTAAAAAATGTTTGCATTTGCAGGATCGATACTAGTTATTTTATGTACACCGTCAATACTAGGAATACTATTACTTCCTGCAATAAGAACATAATCACCAATGGATAAATTATGAAATGCTGTATGTGTTGTTGGATAATCTGATAAGTCTATTGAAATTTGTGCTTCATCTGCATCATTAATGCCTGCACAACATTTTGTAATATGCATACCAAATTCCATCGCTTGATAAACATTATATCCTGCATTAATATTACCTTGCGAACTATTATCAGCAACCCAAATATTCATATTAAATGGATCTTGCACAACACGTTCAAATGTAGGTAATCCGTCACTACCAGTTGCATTAAATTCATTACTAATTTGAGTTTGTGTAGCAAAGTAAACTTGTGCTGTGATACCTAATGTATTATTTGCTGTACCTGATCCAATTGTCATTGTTTCGTTTGTACTAACAATTCTTAATCTATTGTTTGAGTTACTAGCAGAAATTCCAACAATACCTGCATTATTAATTGAGCTAATTGTATCTGTTAAATCACTAGTTCTGTCAGTTGTTGTTACTGTAACTGTAGCAGGAACGACTCCTTCATTTAATCCAATAGTAGCGTTTGCACTACCTGGACCAATATAAAGTGTACTTGCTGTAGATGTTATTTGTACTTGTCCAGAAGATAAAGCAGTTGCAGTAATGTTTGCAATGCCAGCTGAGTTAATTTGTTGTACTACTTCTGCTAATGTTAAGTCTGGTGTGGCAATAACTGTTATACCTGAACTTGTAATTGTTTGATTTGTTGTATTGAATCCAACATCTGCATTTGCGCCTGCCGCTGTAATTGTTAAACTAAATTGCTGAGATCTGTCACTAGTAGTTTTAGTAATTAATAAGTTACCGTTACTTGATAAACTAGCAGTAACATCTGGAATACCTGCGTTATTAATTTCTTGTACAATCTCAACATCTGAGTATCTTTTACCTACTGTTGTACCTGAGGTTGCAATAACTTCATTTGCATCAAATACATTACTGCTACTATTGACAGCAAAGTTTTTAATATTTGTAATAAACGGTGCTGGATCTAATGCTGTTTGTGCCGCTTGAATAACACTAGCAGGAATTAATGCAGGATTATTAGCATATGTATTATTAGTAATAGAGTTAATAAGTGTTATATCGTTAGCTATTAGATTGTCTATTTCTGTAGCAATGTTAGCATTGCTAATTCCTTGAAGATATAAAATGTCTAGTCCGCTATCGTTTGTAAAGTAACTAGATACTATTGAATTCCAACCACTTAATCCAGTGTCAGCAATAACGGCTAACCTTAATGCTTCAATTGCATTAATTCTACCTGTAACGATTGCACTAATTGAAGAAGTGTTTGTTACAAATGTACTAGTAAATGCTTGTGTAAAACCATCTTCAATTGTTATATTACCAGTGGACGAAGTAGTAGCATTAAAAGGAATACTAACACTGTCGATTATTAGTTCTTTTCCGCTATTAGGACCACCATCAATAAAGAAGTTTGTAATGTTACCTGTTTTTGTAACGTCTTGGAAATTAATAGACGATGTTGTATTATCAAAAACTAATGTTTGATTAATACCTGAGCTTTGTCCAACTATCAATGTAGAGTTATGTTGTACTCCTTGTAGATTTATATTTCCAGATCCTGTTACTTGTATTGGATTAAGAGTAGTTGATTGGCTAGTACGCTGAATAGTAACAACTGTTCCATCAATACTAAGTGTTTGTCCACTACTTGGAATAATAGGTAAACTAACAGTTCCAACAACTTCAATAGGATCATTAGGACGTTGTAGTCCGCTTGTCCCATCCGGATCTCTCATTCTCCAAACACGACCTTCATAAATTACTTCATCGTTAAATTTATATGCTTTTCTATTATTCCATTGTTCTGTTTTTTGCCATCTTTCAGTTATAGTACTAGTAGTTGCCCAGTCGCTTGAAGCAAACAATTCTCTATTAAGTGTTCTATAGTTTGTTTCTGTTAGCAAAGGTAAGCCAGCAGTAACAATATCGTTTTCAAATTGATCCATATCTTCAAGTACATTTTGTCTATAAAATGACTTTGATTGTCTTGCTCTGAAAGGTGAATTTGTAGTACCTGTAACTAGAAGAGAACTAGTAGGATCAATGTTTATAGTACGATTTATATTAATATCTGGAAAGTCATCTGCATGAAATTTAACAAGTTGAGGACTTGCATTTAATTCTTCTTTGTTTAATTCAAATTCTAAAGTATCTCTACTTCTAACATCACCGTAGTCTGCTGTACGTACTGCCCACAGTTCACATAGCTCTGCATCAGCAATGCCGCCGAGCATACTTGTATTTCTCATAAATGCATTTAAACCATACTTAGTACCTCTATATTTTCTGGTACCTTTTGTAAAGTTAAACACAACATCATCGTCTAAGTTTAAGTACTCGCTCCATTGCGGTTTGTTATAACCAATATTAAATCTTGCGGTATCTACCATTGCACTGTTATTAAGATCAATTGTAGATTCGTTAAAGTATTCTAAACTACTGTTAGCGACTGTATCAAAGTTATCAATAATTGTATTATCATTTACAAAGTAACCTGGTGTATATAGTTTACCATTCCAGTCTTTTGTTCTAGCACCACGCCATGTAATTCTTTTATGACGTTGTCCAATTTCTGGTTTATAAATTATATCATCAAAATCCGTTTCATTGTCAAATACAATAATGTGTTCTAGTTCTACACGATACAAACGTAATCCTAAAATATTCACATCAGCTGTTTTCGCTTCAATAGTAGTAATTTGATCTTCGCTTGAATTAAGAGGTCTGCTAACAACAACATTATTAACCGGAACTTGATTTCCGTTTTCATCTAACATATTATTAATACCGTCATAGCGATGTAGTATAGCATCATAATAGCCACGTGGACCATCTGCAATTTCGTAACGTATTGTACTTGGAATACATAAAAATGATTCACCTTCATTAGCAGTTTCAGCCCATAGTGCAAAATTATCAGCAGTTTCTTTCCAATTTGTGATCCATCCATCTGCACGTAAATATTCACTATGTCCTAAGATAAATGTATATGCATCTTGTAATGATGGAAGAACTTCACCATAATAAATTCTTGTTGGGGTTTGTGAATACTTTTCATATCTTACTAAACTAAACTGAGATAGATTAACATAAATTTTCTTACTATTATCTAGTGGCTCAAAGTAATTTGCATACATTGCATTTTTATCAATCCCAGTCATTTCGTAACTGTTTTGTTTTTTAGTAAACTGAATACCGCCCATAAATGTTTCATGATTTGGTTGATTCATATAAAGCATTGTTTGTATATTCTCTTCAGGAACATTAACTTTGCCTTTGTCTTGACTGCTTTCTAAAATAAGCGATTGTCTATTAGGATTAACAAAACCGCCTGCTTTTATAATAGGCTGTATACTTGCTCTTGAAAAACGATCTTCAATCACACTTGCATTAGTTATATTATACTGTGCAAAGTCTACAACAGCGGTGTTTAATCCGGTACTATAACGTTTTGCATTTTTAAGTAAAAATGTTTCAGTAACAATATCACCGTCACTGAACACTATTCCTGGTTTACTTTGATAATCATATCCTGGATTAGTGACGCTAACACTTACAACACTATTATTTTCTACAATTGCTGTAGCAGTAGCACCAGTACCATAGTTACCAAAAATAGTTATTTCTGGAGTAGTTGTTACTGCACTACTAGACTTTACATTTACTTTTTCAATAATGCTATCGTTGTAAAAAGTATTTGAAAGCATTGCGGTTGTATAATTACTTAACTGTAGTGCATCTTTATCAACAATAATATCATCTGGAATGTTTATATTTCTAATTACTTCTTTGTTTGTACTTGTAAAGAAGTTGTTTGTCATCCACAATGGGCGTAACCTTAGTAGTGCAAGTTGTTGTACAATTTTAAATTCTGATGTTTGAATCCACTCAAACTCTACACTACCCATGTCACCAAATACAAAATTTTGTGCGGCTGCTACAGTAGTTGGTGCAGTTACTACACCTGCTGTAATTGGATTGTTTAAGTTACCGCCGGGTGTAACAAGTACATTATTATCCCAATCATATGCAGTATAAGCATAATTTATATTATACTTAGGAGAGTCAATTGGATCACTGTACTGTCCTGTTTTTAATGATTCAATAAGTGCAGTTCTTTTAGCACCTGCATTCCAACTATAACGAGTATCCCACCAAGTTGGTTTTTTATTGTATCCAAACATCTCCCAAGGATGTGTGTCTGGTCTATAAGTGTTAAAGTAATAAGTATACAAACCTCTCCAGCCACCAATGCCTGGACCTACGCTACTATAGTTCCATGTAAATCTATTTCCAGCATCATAATATGTAGGATCTGTTAAACTTTCTAATCCTGCTGTTTGTGCAAAGCGTTTAAAGTCTGGCTCTAATGCGGCAACATATTCGTCCCATGTATACGTAGTAGGTCTATTTGCATTAGGCATTATTTCTTTATAATCTATTATAGAATCAATTTCACTGTATAGGTTATTGTAAATTCTTAATTCTAAATCCCAACTAGCCGCATCTTCAATTCTAAAGTTAGCATCTGATCTATCAATAATTTCAGTGCCTAATCTTTCAACAATACTTCCATCATGTCCAAATATATCTTGGCTTGTTAGGCTTGGAGTATATGGTTTAATTAATCCTAATTTAACTGCACTAGGCGGAATAAAACTTACTGCATTTTGTGCATACCAGCGAACATGTAATGTTGCGCTATTACTTGCTGTTTTATATGCAATAGTGCGAGTAATTGTAATTTTATTTGCAGTTAGTGTATAGTCTACACCTTTAACTAAACTATGCCAACCATCATTATCTTCAACCCATGCTTGTATATGATTACTAGCATCATGATATTGATTCACAACTTGTGGTAATGTAAATGCTTGTGTCTGACCTGATTCCCATGTGTAATCTACACTTTCGTAATCTTTAAACATTGCCATGTTACTATTAGCATACATAGAGTCATCGTTTTTACCTAAGTTGATACTAGCAAGTGCGCTATCTACGAGTTCATGTACAGGAGTTTCAATTGCAATTGTGTTGTGTAGTTGTTTTACTTTTTGTAAAAACTGAAACTTAAACTTCTTATAACTGTTAGCGGCATATGCAATACTATTGTATATGTTAGTGTCAACGTCTGCACTAAGTTGATTTAATAATGCTGTACTATAAGGTTGCTTTCTAATTGTGCCTGCAAAATCGTGTACATGTGGTAAGTTTTCGTAATTGTTATCACCAAAATAGTCACCTGTAAATCCAGGAATGTTTGTCATTCCTAAACGTAAATGTTCTTGTAAATCACCGAAACTAACTTCTGTTGCCCATTCATTGAATGCATTGTATAAATGTGTATCTGCTGGTTCGAAGTTGCCGTCGGCACGTTTGTTAAGTTCACTATCTGTCCACCAATACACATCAACTATATCATCTTCTTTTCCATTTACAGTTACTAAACTACCATTTAGTGTGTATGAAGTTGTAGTAACACCATTAACATAAACTTCTAAGTTTCTAAAAATCGTATTTGTGTCAACATAAATCAATCCTGTATTTGAAGTATTACCAACTTCACGATATCTAATTACTGTATTTGCAAAAGCACTAGTAACTTGAAGTTCTGCATTGTATGTGTCTATATTTGATATAGAAACATTAGTAAGTGCAGAGCCTTCAAAGTCCACAAATTCAATTTCACTAATAGGAAATTGTGTTTGTAATTTGTATGTTCTATCTTTGCTAACAAACATAAATGGATTAATATCTGACACTTCATGTAATTTTGTACATGAGTTTTGTGTGCTAGTAGTTGCAAAAACAAAACCGCCTTTGTCTTTACGAATAATAAACTTATTATCTGTTTTTAAATCTGTTGTTCCTAGTTCACATATAACTGTTCCTGAACTTACAAAACTTGCATGACGTTTAACAGGCTGTCCTGATCTTAGTAATTTCCAACCATTATAATATTTGTCAGTATCAAGCATTCTATAAAAGTAGTAACCTGGAATATCTTCTATATTACCAGTATCAAATGTTTGATGATATCCGCTGTTTTCTTTTGTTACATTATAATGATAGCGTTTTGCACCTAGTTCTAAATCAAAACTTAAACCCGGTGTATTACCATAATCAACATAACGTGGATTAAATCCTAAACTTTCATCATAACGTGTGCTACCTTTGCCGTAGTCAAAAATTCTGTCGCCTTTAAATGTACTGTTTGGATATTTTGTAGCGTCATGTAATTCTGTTAGCTCTGTATCATATAATTGGAATAGTGCGCCTGCACTGCTATGTTCTTTTTGTTGTCCATAAACCCAAGTGGTGCCATCCCAATACCATTCACTACCACTGTAGATAAGTCCATCATAACTATCATAAAAGACAGCATTGTATCCGTTTACACACATTACTTTATGACCAACACTATAATCTGTTAGATCATAAACTAGTGTCAATGACAAACTTGTACCATTTCCACTTGCTCTATAAATTTTATTGTTGTATGTAGCATTAGTACTATTAATGAATAATACTAATTCGTCATCTTCTATAACTTTACTGTATACTTGATTCCAGTATTTGTTGTTTTCAAACATTGTAGGATCATATGCTTCGCCATGTGTACGTTTACAATCCCAATATGTAATTGCTCCTGCTCTAGCTACTTTAACTAAATCACCTTTGTTATAACCTTTGTGTACCCAATCTTGTGTAATCAAATGTCTTGCTAAATCAAAGAACGGTTGTCCTACAATGTCTACCGCAGGATCAAGTTGATCAAACATATAATCAACAAACTCTAAGTGTTGTGTGCCAAACTCATACTTTTTAATATTTGCTTTATATTCAATAATAGGTCTTGTTGCACGTAACTGTTCAATTGTATATAATGAAGGATCATCATCAGTAAATTCACAAATAGTTTCGATTGTGTCTTGACTCATCCATAAGTTACTACGAGCCCATGCACTTTGATCTTGTGCCCAACGTTCTTCACAAGTATACTCACGAGTTTGTATTTTTAGTTCACGTAAATCAAACGGCTTAAATTCAAAACTTTCACCTTCTTCGTCAAATTTAGTTGGTTGCTTACCGCTATAGATTGTTTGGTTAAACCATACACGTTTACCGTAGTTTTCAACACCGTCTACTGGAGTAAATTGTTTTGTAAACTTAATACCTTCTGGTCGTTTAACTCCATCAACAATATAAACTTCTTCTTTTCTGTATGTTCCACTGTTTACCCAAAATGCATGAATTTCAATTTCATCACCAACTGCTGGTGCTGTAACAAATTCATACTCTGTTGCACTTATTTTATTATAGTCAACGCCTTCTGTTTGCTTAAAATTATTTAGATAAACTTTATATTCTAGAGGATTACTAATAGGACTTGTGAATACTTTATTACCTGCTACACTTTGATGTGTACGTTCTATATCAATACTTTCAAAACGAATACGCATACCGTTTTTAAGTGTTAGTGTTTTTCCATTACTAAGTGTTGGAGTTGTATATTCAAACTTACCTACAATATCGTCAATTGTAATTGGATCACTTGCCGCTGGAATAATGTCAATAACTGGAACAACATCTACTGCCCAAAAGTATCTGTGATAGTTTGTATACATATCATAATTAATTGGTAAGTCAAGTGTATAACCTTTTTCGTCAAATACTCTGTTATTTTGATTTAATTGTACTTGGCTAAAGTTCATATTATGAAGTAAATCATCATATGCAATTGCATTTGAAACATTACCATCTGTATCTTTGTTAACTAGACCTGGAGTAAATTGATATGGATCACTAGTTCTTCCATCTTCAATATATGAATCATCAACAATTCTGGTTTTAGTTTTTTCACCTAAATAATGATTAATAGTTTGTAGACTACCACTACTCATTAATTGTTCTAATGTACTATCTAAAAAGCGTTTGTTTACTTGTGTTTTAAAAATCTCAGGTAATAAGTTAGTAACATTACGTGTTCCCACATACTCTTTACTTTCGCCTGGTTTTGTGATTAACGGTGCAACAACTGGATTTGCTTTATAGTTCTTCATACGATGCTTACTCCGGAATTAGCGGCAATACTTGTTGGATTAGCAACAAACTCATTTGTTATTGCAACATTCGAAGTATTTAATATTGGTACAAATAGCTCATCACTATCAGACCTAATTTCAAATAAGTTTGATTCAAAATTGTTTATAGGTACAATTGTGACTTGACTTACTTGTCCTACCATACTATTATGAATGTATGCGGCAAGTTCAGTGAAGTAAAATGTTTCACCAAAGTCCCAGTTATTAATATTAAAGTATGCTTCTATTAGTTTAACCACTTGCTGTTTAATTTCAGTATCACTCATTGTTGAATTACTTGTTTTAGTTACATTAAATGTTGCTTGTAGTTCTTCACTTGCTAAGTCACCAAACAATACTTTATATTTTACTGGTCTGTAAATAACTTGGTCACTGATTGTTTTCTTTGTATTCAAACGTGAGAATAAATCGTTTAATTCGTGTACTGTTGGTGGGTTAGGCTTAGTAAATGTACGTCCATCATTTTTAGCCCAAACTCTAAACTCATTGTCATAACTTTCTAGTAATACAAACGTATCTATAATATTTGTAATACTTGGATCAATAACTTGTCCGAGATCTGCAATACGACTGTACTTTGTATGTAGTTGTGCTCTACCAACTACCTGCTCGGTGCCATTAGCATCATATACTTTATATTTGAATCCGTCAACTGTTTTAATTCCAAGTTTAGTTGTTTCGTCTCCGATAATATTATTATATGCACTTGGATCATCTGGGAATCCATCATTGTCTGGATCAGCTAATGCTACTCTTATTTTATACGGATCTGTATAACCGTCGTTGTATGTAAAATATCCTGTTGCATTAAATTTATAATCTGTTCCAATAGGTGTATAATTTGTACTTGAAGAAGTATTAATACCTAATACAGTAACGCTGTCTCTGCTTGGTTTTAGTGTTTCACTACTAAATGTATCTTCAAAGTTTAAATTTCCAAATTTAACTTTTTGATCACTACCATATATAATTCTTGTTTTTCTAGTCAATACTTCCCACTCGGTAGTTTGATAATTAATACGTACTAACCAACTATTGTCTATACCAGTTGAACTATCATTGCCTTCGTTTAACCTACTCCAATTAGAAACATCGTTATTTGAAATTCCTGATGTAGGTAAGTTTGCACTATCAACAACAATCCATTTTTGTCCTGCTGGATCATATCGTAAACCAAATGAATTTTTATTGTCAATTTTACTTAATACTTCAGCTTTAACTGTATCATCTAAATCTGATTCCCAACTTGGAACAAGTCGTCTAATACGTGCGCCACTTGGAATAATTTTACTTAACACAACTGCACCACGTCCACGCTCGTCTATACCAGTTGGAATACCTGTTGCATCATCTTCTCCTAAGCCAGTACTACTTAGACTAACAACTCTTGTCCATACACTTTCTGCATCTGCAATTTCAAGTAATATAATTGCACCAGTGCCGCCTGTTGTTTGTGGTTTTATAGAAACACTAGTTGCTGAATTATAATTAATACCACTATCGTTAATATTAACACTTACAACACTACCGTTCGCAACATTAGCTGTTAACGAGCCGTTAGTTCCAACTCCGTTTACTGTGAGATCTGGAGCATCAACATATCCTGTACCACCATTTAAAACTGTAGCACTTTTAATATAACCTTTTTTGAAAGGTGCTGTAACAAATTCAATTAATCCATTAATTTCTGCTTTTCGTAACGGATGCTGTGCCATTTCTCCTAAACGCTGTGGAACGCCGTTGAATGTAATATTACCTGTACAAGTTTTATGACTTTTAGTAACCATATTCCAACGAAAGACATTTGTCTCTGTGTTATCTGATGTAAAGTAAGTTACATAACTTGTTGTGTCGCTGTACTGTTTATTGTTATTATAAAAACCAGTTGGACCATAATAATGTCTTGTGTAATAAAAGTTTTTAACCTCTGAATTATTAAGTATAGGTCGAATATGTTTTTGAAAAATACTCTCACTGTTTAAGTTTGTAGGTAAGTTAATAACTTTTCTGCTTGTGCAGTTGTCTGTGTACATGTATCCGTCGTCAAAATACTGTGTTGCATCACTGTATGTTGCAGTTGGATCGTTAAAGTCTCTAAAGCGACTGTGTCCGCTATGAATGCGGTTAACACTTTTAATCTTTCTAATGTTGTTACTAACTGTAAGTGGATAAATGCTATAATCTTCTGCTGTTACCATTCGATCTTGTGAAGCAAAAAATCTACTTGCATTTGCACGAATACTATCGATACTTTCTCTTGCACTTGCATTACTAACTGTATCTTTTAAACTACAATCTAATGTTGCTCTATAAGTTGTACCATCTGAACCAGTGTAGTCAAATGTGATAGCAATGTTTCCTAAATCGCTAGGAGCAAGTCTATAAGTTAAATTTAGACCTGTTCTATACCAAACACGAATTGTTCCACGTGGAATATTACCAAAGTCGCCGTCTGCAAATACAATACTTATTTGGTCATTTTCACGACTACTAACTGTATAGATATCACGTTGCTTATTTTCTAAACTATTATAAACTGCACTTAGACCATATAGTCTATCAATTCTGGTCCAGTTTTTCATTACTTGACCAACTTCGTCTATTGTTTGTACCCATATATTTTCATTAGCAACATTTTCTGCATTAATATCAATAACCATATTTGGAATACCATTTTCAACATTAAAGTCTTGAAACTGTAAACTACCTTGTTTGAATCCCATAAAGAATCCAGTTTTGTTACTGGCAGTACTACTGTTATCGTTGCGATATAAGAAGTCAATAACACCATAAGGGTTAGGAGCTTTTTCTTCTAGTTTACCTAAGTCTTGATTATAGTAAACACTGTGAGCTCCGAATGTTGCTCTTCCGCCGTTTACTGTTCCTGAGAATTCGTAAACTACATCGTTGTCTAAACTATTTGTTCTGTAAATCTCATTACGTACATTATTACTATCTGTAAACTTTGCAAATGGTTGTCCAAACTGGCTGTTACTTTGTAACACTGAATTCATAATTGACAAAAAGTTTTGATAATTGTCTGGACTACTAGTTCCACTAAACTGAACAAATTTATTTGAAAGACTATTTCCGTTTACATCAAAAATTTCTTCTGTTGTTTTGATAGCATTTATTTTTAAATATCCATTGGCAACTACATTACGTGTTGGTGTGTATCCTAAAAATTCTGCAATACGTAAGGCGCTTTCTCTACGTTCTGCTGTACTTAAGAATGTTTCACGTGCGTTTAAATCATTTCTAAATGCTAAGTTGTGTCCAAGAAATGCCATAAGTTCCATTAAACTTACAAATTCACTTGAACTAATCCAGTCTGTAAAATTTTCTGGATAGTTTAAATTCATGTATTCTACCATTGCTGTACGAATGGTATCAAAATCATATGCTTTTAAATTTGCTTGTGCGAAGCTTTCGTATATTACACTAAAATCTTCTGCCGCAAATAAGCTACTTTGTCTTGCGCCTTGTGCCATTATTCTATCTCACCTAAAAAGTTTAAACGTAGTTCTTCTGCTGTTCCTGTATCAACGTACTCAACATTTGTATGAACTGTAATGCTGTGATCATCTGGTTTTTGTACTACTGAATTTAACAGATTCCAACGTGGATCGCTGTTAATAATTCTTTCTACATCTTCTTGAATTAAGTTTTCTGTGTAAAGATCCATTGGTTCAAAAATCATATCCCATATGATGCTTCCAAACTCAGGATTAACTACACGTTCACCTTTACGGGTGTAAAAATGATTCATCAAATCACGCTTTGCAATATCCTTATCTGTAAGAATTCTGCTTTCAGCTAACTGTCCAATTGAACTATATCCGATATATGTTGCCATAATAATATTTATCCATAAATTATGTGCTACTATAATCTATCAAATTCTTATAACAGTGTTAATGATATCCTGGTCATTTAATGTTTTTGAAATTAGTAATTGTGTTCCTGACAGAACATAATCAAATGTATTTTGTATTAAATCACCGTTAACATATACTTCAAGTTTTTCAACAGGTGTCATGCTAGGTTCTTTAGGAATAGTAAATGAATTTGTAGTTCCATCATATAAAAATTTGTTTGTTAGTAATGTATTTTCATATTCTTTAACTGTATTACGTTTAGTACTTTCCGGTGTAAACGGTAAGAACTGTCTAGTTTCTGCATAGTAAGCAAAACGGGCTCGCTTTAATTCTTCTTGTGTAAACAATGTTGCTTCATTATTATTACGCATTGCATGAATGCCGTTTGTTCTGAACCAAGATCTAGATTTATTTTTACCATAGTCTGCAAGTCTTATAATTGTTGCGGCTTTTACACATTCTTGTTTGTTAAAGTTACTTCTCATAATCATACTTGCAACAGTATCCCAATCGTTATCAACAATATATTGTTGCATATCGTAGACACCTTCGTTAGAATATACAAAATGAATTTTGTTTACTGCCCAAAAATAAAGCATAAGACCATCATATACGGACTGTGGAATTTCTGTTATGTTATACCCTCGCAACTGTCTTCTGTAAACTTGTAATTGAGCATTAAAAACTTGATCCCATGTATCAAATGCTTCTTGTTCAGTAATGCCTCTATTCACATTACCCTCACCATAACCAAACCCATCGTATCCAATATACCGTCCGAAGTTTAGTGCGGCAAGTTTTCCTTGTTCGCTAATATATATTTGACTAATATCAATGTTTGTATTATAACTAGATTCATCAGCCATTGGAAAATCTTCCCAAATAGTTTTGTTTACATTTGCAATCTCAGACATCATAATTTTTGCCGACTCCTATAAAATATCGCTGTCCCAGGCTCTTTGGGTTCTAGGATTACCATTACTAATTTTTGGTCTAGATGTTAACTTATTAACTAATTCATCTGTTGGAATATTTATGAACATTGCTAAACCCTGAGGATTTGTCATACCTTGTGTATTACTTTGTGCATTGGCAACACTATTTGAATTACCAAGATTTGATTGGGTAGAAAATTCGCCAAATTGTCCAACACCATACGGATCATCATCTGGATAGAGACTTGCAAGGCTTGTTTCCGAATCTTGTTGTGAATTTCTCCTTGCACTATTTCCGCCTGTGTAACCTCCACGTTTGCCGCCTCCTGAACTACTTAATGAAAAATCGTTAGTATCAGGATCGATAGGATCACTTTTTGCTTGTGCGGCAATCTGATCATATTGACTGATGTGACCTCCCCATGGTTCATGTTCTGGTACACGATTATTAACACTTTCTTTCACTTCACGATTTACTGTAAGAGCAACAATGTCAGGTCGAGTTGCGGCAGTTGCAGGCGGACCATTTAGATCAATTAGATCTGCTGTTAATTTCATGTGAGGTCCTGCTTTTAAATGCATTACTTTTTCAGTTGTTAACTTCATATCTTCATGAGCAAAAAGTTGTATTTGATTAGTAGTTGCTTCTAGTTTAATCCCGCCACTACCTCTAGCTCGCATACTAATTTCATCTGCATCTACGTTAAATTGATCACCTGCATAAAAATTAATCGATTCTTTGGCATGCATACTAATATTGCTTTCACCATAAACATCAATATTTCCTTTTGCATCAATTTCAATCCATCCTGTACCATCTTGATTAATAACATAAACAATACCAGCACTATCATTTAATAATAGTTGTGCGCCTTTGCCACTTCTTATTCTAAGTAAGTTATTATCACCTGTTTTACGACTTTTATCAGGTACAAAGTTTACACCTTCTTTATATTCTTCTGTTCCATCATCTAGAACTAAACCATGACCACCTGGACTAGCAAAAGCACATACTCTACTAGGAGATTCTCTTCTAGCACCACTACTACCATGACCACGAAAAGCATCTAATGCTAATCCTTGTTTAGCAATTGCTTGTCCGACAGGGTGTTTTTTTCTTGTACCGTCATGCTTTTCAAATACATGGTGATCAAATGCAGTTTCTACTGTTCCATCATCCGGATCAGGACTTGAAGGATGTCCACCTACCATAGCATTTCTATTAATGTCTGGAAGTACACCAAGTAAATAACCTTCTTGCTCTTGTCCAGTAAAACAAACAATTACTTCTGTACCCGGAGAAGGAGGAGTAAACACTGCACCATAGTTATTACTATAATTCTCGCCATGTACTACACCACCAAATGGACTGCATTGTCTTATTTTATGATACTCGTGTCTAGTTTCAATATCTTTTTTATCAGAGAAATAATCGTGTCCTATAAGTTCAACCCAAATATGTTGTTGATATCTTTCATCTGCAAAGTCTACTACTTTAGCATTGAATACACCATTAAGTTTACGCAAGCCTTTAACATTTTGTCTATCTAAGAAATCAGGTATTTCATACCCTGTTGAATTGCTACCTGTGAATTTTTTTGCACCTGCCATTATTCTACATATCCTTTAAGTAAATCTTCATATAATAGTGTAGTATTTGTATTAGTATCTCTAAAAGATTTTAACAACATAGTAAATTGACCGTCTTGATAACGTCCTTGTACTTGTAACACTCTGTATAATCCTGTAATTGTAAATTGACCTCTTTGATTTCTAGTACTTAAACTTTTAATCAATCCAGTATCTTCATCTGGGTATGTAGGAAAGTTTGTATTTAAAAAATAAAACAAGCCGCCTGTTTCGTATGCGGCTCCGCCATTTTGTTCACCAAGCCAATACGGATCACCTCTTACAAAAATTTGTTGTTGTTGAAGATCTGAAATACTATTTAAGTTTAGTTCCATTGCACCTAGCATACTAGAACCGATGTCGTCGTGTTTCTTTTCAGGACCAGCAGTTGCCAAACTATCTATAGGTGCATATTCGAATTTCTGTGGTAAATCTTCTCTGTTGTCTGAACTACTTTGTAGTCCTTCGTATAAATCACTTTGTGTAATATAACGTTGTGCGGCAGAAGGAATTCTCTTAGCAGGTTTATAACCTTCACGCATTTTTTCTTTAGCACGTTCATATGCACTATCTGCTACTCTGATAAATCTATCTAGTTCTTTTATACCTTCTTCAATTTCATTAAGTTTAACTTGTTGACTAGGAATACTTCTGTTACCGCCATACGCTTCTGTTTCATAATCAGTTGATTCTTTTTCTAATTTGGTAATATCTTTTTGAAGTCTGTCTCGATCATTTTGTAGTTTTCTTCTTTGTTCTCTTAGTTTTAAACTTTGTCTTTTAGTTGCACTTGTTTCTTTTTGCCCATCAAAACTACTACCTGTAAAAAGATCTGATGTATGACTTAATGCTCCACTATTAAGTGCTTGGATAGCATAGTAACCACTGTCAATTTTAATATCTAAATCTAATACTTCAGTATTAAGTCCTGTAAAGTTATAATCAAATCGCTTTTTTAATAATCCGTTATCAAAAATATTTTTAAGTCTGTCTTTTTGTGTTGCTTTTGATCTATGTAATTTTAAGAAACTCTGAGGATCATGCACTATCTCAGGTGCAATAATTTCATCTGCACTGTATGTAATTTCTTTTGCATATTTCTTTGCAAGTACATCATACATATAGTATTTTACTTTTGGAGAAATCTTAACCCATTTAGTAAGTTCAGCTAACTTAACTGGATCTGCTTCCCCATCATCTGGATTTTCTTTAATATAATCACCTTTAGCAGTAAGCACTCTTTTAAATTCTTTAGTTTGAAAAAGTGCAAGTGCTATTGCACTGTTTAGTGCAGTACCTTTTGGTAATTCAAATCTAAGTTCACCGTCTCCTGAAACACTAATACCTCTAGTTTTTGTTAACGAGTCAGGAATAACTTGATCAAACTTCCATCCAGCCCAACCAGCCTTAGTTGTAAATTTATATCTATCACGCTCAAGCTGATGTTGATTTTTATCTAGTTGTTCTTCAAGTTGATGATTAAAGCCTTTTTCTAGTCTACTTAAAAAGTCACCAAACGTTGTACATTTAGTAATGTTTAAATCATTTTTTAGATAAAGTTCTAGTCTATTAAATGCATCTTCTTTTGTTTCAACAAAGTTACCGTAGTAAGTACTTGCGCCGTCTCTAAAATCAAATGTTAATCCAACTAATCTTGTTGTGTAAAAGAATGGACGAGACGGTGCAGTTGCCGCAGAGTCTCCTCTCCAGCCTAAAAATTCTAATTTCAAAATATAGCAAGCATCTAAATGATTTTCTATGGAAAGCTGTTGGGCCGCAAAAATTATTCTGTTAAACATTGTAAAGCCACCTGGCTCTAAAAATGTTACTGCAAAGTTGTTAGCCGCCGCACTTCTATTTTCTTTTGCAAAAGATAAAAATAAATCTTGTACTACACTTTGAATGTTTACTTCGTCGTCGACACCTTGTTGACTTATAATTACTGTGTCATTACTTTCAGTAAGTTCTTCAGGATCTCGATGTGCTTTTAAAGGATGCACCATGTAAACAGTCCATTGATAAGTGTAGCTATCAAAATTGTTTAGTGCGTTTGGAGAATAATTGTTAGTTCTACTTCTAGCTCTAGGTATAAATTGTTGCTCATTTGTATTAGGCTTTGTTTCTTCAGTTACGTCTTTACCAGCGCCGCCGAACGCATCTAAGTCAGTTTCTATAGCTTTTTCTACAGGAACACTGCTACCAAGAAAACGTGATTGTTCTTCTTTACGTCTATCAAAAAGTCCTTGACTAAACGAACCACTTGCGTTATGGTACTCTGTCATTTTTTGTGCGATCTGAGCTTTGGTTCTTGTACCATTTGCTGTTAATTGATCTATACTACCAATGTTATATGCAAAACTTAAGAGTGCATCCCGTTCGTTTGGTGTCCAGTTATATTTTGAATCAAACTTATTTACATTTGCTCTAAAAGGTTGTAGTTGATCTACAAGCATACTACGTGCTTTATCTTTTGTAACACTTATATTTGGTTTGTTATTAGGATCTCTACTACCAGCATATGAACCATGTCCAATACTCCACTGCTTTTCATCCCAGTAAGGCTCGGATTTAAATCCTTCTTTTCTAGCAATGTAGTCAATAATATCTTCGGCCATTAACGACTCCCAGGATTACGGAATGTTTTTGGAACTTCAATTGTAATACCAGCAACAAAATCGTTAAGTGGATCCTTTAAAACTTCTCTATTATAATGTGCAATTACCCACCATAAGTTACTATTACCATACAAGTCGTACGCTAGTAAATCTGGTCTACGGTCGTATTTGTTTTCAAGTTTCATTTTCTTTGTTTCGGCATTAAGCGAATCACGAGTTAATGGTGGATTATAGATATCCAAAAATTTACGATTTATACTAGTGTTGAAATAATTACTGTTTTCTTTATAAGTTGCCATTAGATAAATCCATCTCCATATAACTGTCCTGATAAAAATCCATGCTTTGAGAACTGTTTCTTTTGTCTTGCAGGACTGTGTTGTTGTTGTAAGTCCAACGATAGTGTTTGTATAACTGGAACACTTTGTCCGTTTATTTCTACTAAGTCAACTCCACTATCATATGTTGTAGCAAAGTTACTAACTACAACAGGAATATTGTTAAACTGTTGACTACCAAATGCACTAAATCTTAATACTGGAGGTGGTGTACCTGCTTGTGGATTAGTATTTAAATCTCCTAACCCATAGTATGATTTTGTAACACTACGTAAAAAATGTATTACTCCTAGTATATATGCCATTTCTTCTTGTGTTGATTGCACAAACTGTGCAGTAACTTGAATAGCCGCACTAGGTGTATTTCTATAAGACTGAAAACTATTATTTGTATGAGATAAATCATATGTACTGTATGTTACACTTTGTTGATATGCAATATCAGGTTGTAGAGGAAATATCATTCCGTTATGTGGTCTTAATACACTTGCAGGTCCTTGACAATATAAGTCAGGTTTTCCTGTTATTATTCTAGCTCTGTTATCACTGATCGCCATTTAACTTATCCATTACAAAATCAAAAACTTCTGGATTGAATGCTCCAAAAAAATCTTTGAATACTTTCTGTTTTTCATTTACATCAAGTTCCATACGCATTGCATTTCTAAATGTTGTTGCACTACGTCCGTCATCTTTTACAGGTACAGTATAAATGTAACCTGCTTCATCACCTGTCACAAGTGTTTCGTCTTTAAACATTCTGAGATATCCACCAGTCTTAAGACGCCCTGCATCTTTTTCACTGAATACAAGTACAATTGCAGTGTTCGCTGGATTTTTACCTGTTAAACTTACATCTGGTTTATAAGGTTGTGTGTTTACAACTTTGTTAGCAGGAATATTAAACATCTTATTTGCAATCATTTTCTTTTCATCAAATGTAAATGGGTCTTTATCTGATGTTGCAGTTTTACTAACTGTAGTAGCAATAAATACGTTGTCGCTACCAAACTTGCGAACAAGATCCATATACACCTGAAAGTGTCCACTATGCATAGGTTGAAATCTACCACCGTAAAATACAGCAATGTCTGTTGCATCCGCTTCAACTAGTTGTGAATATCTCATAGTTATTCTCCTATGTTACTATTTATTGCCTTTTAAAGTGCTACTTTAATAAAGGTTGACATTTTAGGTTAAAGTTGCTATATTATTAATAACATCTAAGGAAAATAATAATGAGGAAACAAAATTACCTTAACAATAAAGATATGTTAAAAGAAATCCACAAGAGCAAAATGTCATTTTGCTACTCAATGGATGAAGAATACAACAGATTTGATATTATTGTAGAAGATTACAATGATATTTTTAAGCCAGAGATTATACAACAAGCTCGTGAAAACAGAGCACATCAGCTTAGTGGTGAAAATTACGAACGTGCTTACAAACAATGGTATGATGGTACACGTAGATCGAAAGATAAACCAAAACAAGCAGAAAGTAGAGTCGAGCCAGAAGAAATTGATACAGATAGTTTAATTTTCAGAGTAATGACATTTGATCATATTCCAGAGGAACCAGGGCGTAAGAGCAAACCAAAAACAGTTGCAGACTTACATTCTAAATGTAACTTTCCTCCATTCAAGCACTTTGCAAAAGTCGGTGAAACTACAAAAGAAGTAGTACGTAGTCATTGGGAAGGCGGTATTGATAATGGAAAATTTAATACACAGCATGGAAAAATATCAAATGAACTTGCTAAGATGTTTATTAAGTTATGTGAACGTTATAGTATGCGCTCAAACTGGCGAGGATATACTTATGTAGATGAAATGCGTAGTCATGCACTATTGCAATTATCGCAAATTGGATTACAGTTCAATGAACTTAAAAGTCAAAATCCATTTGCATATTACACAGCGGCAGTAACAAATAGTTTTACTAGAATTCTAAATTTAGAAAAGAGGAATCAAAATATTAGAGATGACTTATTACAAGAAGCAGGACAGATGCCATCATTTAGTAGACAACTTGACCACGAAGCAAAAGAACGTGCTAAATGGGACGAACAAAACGAGCGTGAACGCAAAGAACAAACAGGTACAAACTTCTAGTTGACAATCAATAACTTAGGTAGTATTCTATAGCTATGACATTTTTTAGCAAAGCCGCCTGTTTTACAGACTTACACTTCGGCAATAAAAATAATAGTCGTCAGCATAATGACGATTGTGCAGAATTTGTTGATTGGTTTATTCAACAAAGCGAAGACTGTGAAACTTGTATATTCTTAGGAGATTGGCACCATCATCGTGCTGGTGTTAACGTAAGCACACTCAATTACAGTGTAGAAAACGTTCGTAAACTAAGTGAAAACTTTGAACGTGTGTATATGATTATGGGCAACCATGATTTATACTATCGTGAAAAGCGAGATTTAAACAGTTTGCCATATGCTGGATTGTTTAAAAACGTAGATTTAATAGAAGATACATTTGTACAAGACGAGATTGCATTTGTCCCTTGGTTAGTTGGTGACGAATGGAAACAGATACATAAAATAAAATGTCGTTATATGTTCGGACACTTTGAACTTCCGCATTTTAAAATGAATGCAATGGTAGAGATGCCCGATCACGGTGGATTAAACACAGAACATTT